GGTGTTACATCGTAGCCTGTAGCTGCATCTGCAAAACCTACTGGTGGTTCGAAACTTGTAGTACCGCTAGAATATTGTACAGCTTCATAAGCAACACTAATTGTATTTTCATTAAACTCGCTGCCGCTGCTTGCAACACTTCCGTGATCCCATGAAGTTAACAACGGATTAACTAATGTGTATGCAACCCAATCTCTGCGCGAGAGTTGATAAATTGTAATATAATCAAAAAATGGATTTTTCTTATCATTGTTAAGTCCGTAATTAGGAACCCTGCCAAAATATTTGTCTCTAGGTCCATAAGCTGCTTCATTGCCGCCAACAGTTCTGTTAGCGTCATCAAAGTAATATCTGTAATACTCTTCTAATAATGCTCTAGTAACACCAGTATTATCATCATGAAATGCAATTCTACAGTCTTGATAATCAACTCTAGTTTGTACATTCTTTTTACGATTGTATTGTTGTTTGTTTTCTACGCTTGCTCTAAAGCTAGGCAAATCAGCACTCTTAACAAGTATTCCTAATTCTTTTTGGAATCTAAATGTATTTGAATCTGCATTATTGCCTACTTCTCTGTTAGGTTCAAACCTAACATGATACATGTGTTTTGTTTTAGGTGCAAATGCAAAATTACTTTGTGTATAAATTTGGTGGGCATGACGTGCGTCACGCAAGTGGTTTGCTGACTGCAGATTGTTTAGGAATAAATCTTTTAAACTCATACTAATATTTATCCTTATGATTTAACCATGTATATTATATAGAGAAAAGCGGCGACTGAATTAACAATCTCCGCTTTCTATGTAAAATACCAATCTTAGCTAATTGTATTAGCCAGTAACAGTAGTGCCACCAATAGCAGCGTTTGTTGCTCTTGCAACTGCTTCGCCAATACCTTCGAACGAATCGTCTGCACCAAACTGAATAGCGTTGTCATAACGTATAGTCAGTGAAGTTGTTACAGCTTCGTTTGTAGCATATGCTAATGAATTATAGTTTGCTGATTCAATATAGCAGCCTACTAATTGGAATTTATCAATAACGTTAGCACCATTTGCTCCGTTGCCACCGTCTAAAATTTCAATACTAGTTTGGAATTTGTATGTACCACTTGACACTGCACTTGCTTGTTCGAAGAAATCGAACTGCTTTTGTAGCTGCTGTCCAACAACTTTTTGTACGTTGTTGTTTGCATCTTCGCGTAGTGTTAGTGTAATTGGTTCCCATGTGTGCTTACCAGCAAGATAAGTTTTGCTGTTGTAAGCTTCAATTGTCATTTGTTCAAAACTAACGTTTGGACGAGTTACGTCTACTACTTGTCTTGATATTTCTCTAGTTCCATCTGGTCCACCAGTTGTACCAAAGCTGTCTAGTAATACTCTAAAGCGATACTGTAACTTAGGCATCAATAATGATGAGTTGGATCCAGCACCTTCTGTAGGTACACTGATGTTTTGTAATGTTGTAATTGGCATTCTGTTATCTCCTGTACAGTATTTATGCTTAAATGAGTGAGGAATTTTCCTCACTCATTATATGCGCATATTAACCTAGTGCTGCAATTTCGCCTGTGTTCTTAATTCTAAGCGGTATGTATATAAACTCAATAGCTTTTACTGGTTCAATAGCAATGTCTAAGTATAGCTCATTACGATCTATTCTCGCTGGTGTGTTGTTACTTTCATCACACACAACTAGGAAGTCGTAAAGTGCTCTTAGTGCTACTAATTCTAGTAATAGCGCATCAGCTGCCGCTTTAACTTGATCACGTGTGATCTTGTCATTTGGCTCAAACAAGTAAGGTTTCGCTAATAGCTCTAGCTGTCCACGTAAGTAAACAGTTAAACGTGCTACGTTAACGCGATCCAATGCACTTGCATTTTTTGCACGAGTCTTTTGTCCAAATACAACAAGCCCTGCTCCTGCTAGGAACGTAATTGGGTTAATTGCGTTTGAATACAATGTATCGCGCTGTCCTGTGTTCAATGCTACTGACTTAAATTCGCCTTCGCTAGTAATATAACCTGAACTCGAAGCATTACTTACTCCACCGCGTCGTGTTCCTGCTGGAGCAAACCAGGGGAAAGCAACTTGGTCGTTTAGTATAATAGTACGTAGCGCCATGTGACTTGGTGGAACAACAATGTTGTTACCAGCGTTATCACTTGAGAAGCCCGAACCGTAGTACATAGCTAAGTACTCGTCTCTACTTACTGCACCGTCATCATTATCTTCAAGTGCTAGTTTAACGTTAGTTGCCCATTCATTTAATGAAGTTGCATCTGGTGTTAAACGGAATGGTGTATCACCAACAACAAATGCTGTTAAGCGTCTATCGTAGTTTAGTGTGATCATTTCACCAATTAGCTCTGGATAACCAGGAGCAGCTAACAAGTTAAACTGACGACTTTCTTCGTCACGTATATCTTGATTGCTGTTAACTAATGCCTGTAGTGCTTGTACAACACTCTTGCGTTGTGCATGGCGTCCAAAGCTGCCTGAACCATCAGCTTGGTTACCTGAATCAGTAACCCAACGATGTGGATAGTAAGCTGCCATCGAAGCACCAACACCAGCTGTTTGCTGACGGATGTTTTTAGCAGCTACGTCTACATAAGTGCGCTCAAAACGCTTAACGTTAAATCCACTCTTGCGTAAGTTCCATAACAACATACCAGTTGGGTATAGTGCTGGATCTGGGCAATCTGTGTCTACAAAGTCACTTATAAGTAGTTCTGCAATAGTTGCACTTGGTGCGTCTGTTGCTGTACCGCCTGTGTCGCCTTCTCGTGCATCTGCAAATAGTACACCATTTTCTGTAGTTTGATCTGCTTTATCAAGTAAGATCCACTTCAATAATGTTGCGTTCCATCTGTAAATTGCTGGATAGCTTTCAACGTCTGCTGTACTAACCCAAATATCACCTTCAACTAGTGCTGTTAGATCTGATTGTACAGTAGGAGCTGTTGCTGCTACTTGTGGACCATCTGGACTAGTGCCACTATATGGACTAGAAGCTGCTGATAAACCAGATCCTCCAACGTAGTTAAGACCAACCCAGTCACTACCGTTATGTACAAGGATGTCAACTTCATCAGTTACACTGTTGTACCATAACTGCTTGGATGTTGCTAAACTTAATGGAACTGTGCTTGATGCTGTGTAAACCAATGGCTTCCAGTTTGAAGCTACTAAGCCAGTTGCTGCTGGACCAGTGTATAAGTTAGCTGTAGTTGCTGCTGCAAAACCGTATAGTGCTAGTCCGCCGTCGGTATCAACAAGATAAATGTCGCCGCCTAATTTGTGCTGGATTACTACTTTATTGTTTGCGTCAACTAATGCTACAACATTAACTAATCCTTTAGCGTTAATAGCTGCTGCAAGTAATTCAGCATCAGTAGAAGCTGCTTGTGATGTAACACTTACTGTTACTGCTGATGTTAGTACTGCACTATTAGCTTTAGTTTCTTGTATAGTAAATGTGTAAGTTGCTGCTGTTACGGCAGCGGCTACGGTAGTACCAGTAACGCTAGTTGCGCCTGACGCTACTCTAGAATATAACTTGTAGTTACCAATTGGGTTAGCAAGCTCGTCTACGTTAGTCTTAACATATAGTGCGCCTGCTGCAAGATTTGCACCGCCGCCTGTTTTATCAAGTCCGTAAATTGCGCCTTGTGCTGTAGTATACATTGGTGCTGTTACAGTTGACCAAAGCTGTGTAGCTGTGCTGTACTGCTTTACACTAATGTTTGCTCCGCCATTTGGAGTAGTTGTTTTAATCCAAACACTTCCACTTGGTGCTGGAGAAGTTGCTCCAGTTTTATATGTAGGAACACTAGTATGTGGTGCTGCTTCTAATCTTGGACCGCTGTATGTTGCTGCTGTTATACCTAAGTCACCCATCAATCCAGCTGAGCCTTCAGCAACTGCTATTTTGCCATCAGCAACTGAACCGTTTGACTGACTTGCTGCATCTGCATAAAGCTCAATTGATCCATCAACTAATGCTGATGTTACGCCTGCAATACCTGCTGCGTTAATAATTGCAACAAGCTGGGCAATAGTTGTACCTGTTAATGCAACAGCAGTACCGTTAATGCTAATAGTTTCACTTGTAGTTAGTACTGGATTTGTTGTTGTGCCGCGTGTTGCAGCCCAACTTGCCTTCCAAGGATTGCCGCCGACTTCTACCCAAGTACCTGTGTTAGTTGCTCTTTGTGCAGTTGTGCCATATCCTGGTGACTTGTAATACAAACGGTTCATTGTGTCGTTTGCGTCAATTGCATAATCGCCAATTTGGCCAATTGATGCTTTTGGTACTCCAGCTAATGCGTTACCAACTAAGTCAGTTACTACTGTAAGTACCGTGCGTGATTGCGCTGTAAAGCTTTGTCCGCCTACAACACTAACTGCCGAGCCGTTCCATTCAAGTATACCGTAGTTACTAATGCTAGTATCATTCCAGTATGCATTGTTTGCTGCTTCGCCACCTGGTGCTGTTGCACTTGCTGTAAGCTCTGTTGCGTCTAAATCTGCGCGAACTACATATGCACGATTCGAAACGCCTAATGTAGAGTAAGCAGCTTGTAAACCGTACTCGTTAAGCTCTCCGCCGTGAATCATATTACCGTTGGTGTCACTGTAAAATAGTGGATCGCCAAATGTTTCACCTAGCTCGCGTTGGCTGGTGATTAAGTATGGTTTGCCTGCGTTTGTTTTAGTAGTACCTACTGCTGTTCCTGTGCCGCTACTTTTAGTTTTATTACTAGCTGTAACTACAAAGATCATAGGGACCGTTCCAGCCGCTGCTGGTGTGTAGAATGATTCGTCAATTACTTTGACTTCTACACCTGGTGATACTAATGCCATGTTATCTCTCCTGTTGGATGGTAAGTGTTTGTGTTCTTATACAGTATTTATTACATTGACAATAAAACACCTAACAAACACACCCGAAAAAGGCACCGAAAAGGTGAGGTAAATACAATATGAGACCTTTATGTATATGCAAGCAACGACCGGCGGCTATTAACTACCGCAAAGATGGAAAAACTTATTATAGAAAGAAATGCGAAACGTGTTTGCGTAATGGCATTGGTCACGGAATACCGTTATGGAAACAACGTGGATACGATAAGAAAGATTCATGTGAGAAATGCGGGTTTAGAAGTACGTACCCAGAAGTGTTTAATGTATTTCACATGGATGGAGATTTAAAGAATTGCAGACACACTAATCTTAAAACTATATGTGCTAACTGTCAGCGCACAATACAAAAAGAAGGTATACGCTGGAAGCAGGGAGATTTACGTCCTGACTTCTAAGTGAGTCATTAACTGATCTAAATTAAACTTTAAATCTTCTAATGTGCCATTGTTGTCAATTGTAAAGTCAGACATCCATTGCTCTAAGCTCATTGAGTCGGTAGATTCAGCTTCTAGATGTATACTGCGATCAACCCAAATACAGTAATCAAATACACCAGTATTTTGCATTGCAAAGAATTCACGCTTGTTGCGTAGCCCACAATAGATATCGTAAGCTTCAAACATCTCTCTGCCTAGAGTTGCTGCATCAGGAACATTATAATCACAAATAGCATTATACCATTCTGCTCTGTGATTATGCCTGTCAGCATAACACTCTTCCTCATTAGCATATCCATACTTTTCCTTTAGGTCATTGTATATAAATTGTAGACTACAAAACTTTGAACTACTTTCAAATGTGTATCCGTAATAGTCACGTAGCATTTCACACACAGTATCTTTACCGTGTCGTCCATGACCTATTACTAATAACTTGGGTTTGTTCATCTAAATCTCCTAACTAATTATATATATTATACATTAAAAGTTAGGAGCTGTCAAGTGTTTTTAGCCTATTATGAAGCCGTATCCTGTACCGCCAGCAACTGCCATAGATACTTCAATTTCAAGTTTATCCATTTCTTGCTGTGCTTCTGCTTTTAGAGTGTCGCCGTTTAGCGTGGAACCGCCTTGTGGGCCTGCAATAGTAGCAAACTTTGAACGTGCTTCGCCAAGCATATACTTACATGCTGCAAGTGTATAATCTTTAATCCACTGCACTGCTAAGTAATCACTCAATAACTCGCTATCTGGACGATAGTTATAAGCAAAAAGTAAAATTTCTTCTTCTGCTCTAGGGCGTTGTAGCAATGTTAGTTTCTTATTAGTGTTGTTCCATTTAAACTCAATTTCTGAGCCAAACATACGTCCTACTAATTCTTGATGCTGTGAAAACATATCGTACGTTGCTAGTCCGCCTAATTTAGATCCTGATAGCAAATATGTGTTTGTCATAGCTGCGTTAAACGGTTCAAACAAACTGCCGCCGTTGCCGCCGTTTCCACGTGATCCAATGCTCCTGCGATGCAATTTACGAACTTCCATTACCACGCTAGGTAATACATATTCGTTTTGATCAACAACCGTAGTTAAGAACAAATAGCTCTCTTCTACACTATTTTCACTACGCTGTCTAAAACGTGTTAGTGCCTTTGTTAAGGCTGCTTGGTAATGTATTGGATCAAGTTCAACATCAACCATTCCTCCTCCGAGAAATGTGTGTACATAATCAAATACTTCTTGTTTTTGTGTCGCTGTTGTCATGTGAAGTTCTCCAATAGTATTTATCTTAACGATAAATATGTATAACGAATAGGAGAAGAGCTATCCCTCGCTTATCATTATATAAACCAGAACGTGGCAACGATTATTATTTCTTAGACAAACAAATCCAGGAAATGTTTACTATCGGCGGCACCGACCTTAATATTCACAAATTCTTAGGTGCAGAAAACCCTGCGGTAGGGGAAGGCACTGCTGATCAACCTACTTATGATGCTGTTAAAGAAACTAATATACAAGACTTATTATTTCTTGAAAACAGAGACAGAAAGTATGATCCTGACATTTATAGTATGCGTGGCATTTACAATGTTCAAGATATCGACTTTGACTTATCGCAATTTGGACTTTTTCTAAGCAACGATACACTAATGCTAACCATACACATTAATAGTAGTGTTAAAACACTTGGTAGAAAAATAATGAGCGGTGATGTAATTGAATTGCCGCACTTAAAAGACGAACATGCTCTTAATGATCATAGTGTTGCACTTAAACGGTTTTACGTTGTAGAAGATGTTAATCGTGCAGCAGAAGGATTTAGTCATACTTGGTATCCTCACTTATATCGCTTAAAACTAAAGCAAATATACGATGGTCAAGAATACGCAGAAATACTTGACTTGCCTTCAGAAGAAGGCTCTGCTAATACGCTTAGAGATTTATTATCAACTTACGAAAAAGAAATGCAAATTTCTGATGCAGTAGTTGCACAAGCAGCAGTAGATGCTCCTAAGAGTGGGTTTGACATAAACCATTATTACTCTATTGCTACTAATGAAGACGGTAGTGTTGCATTACAAACAGCAGATGATGCTGATATAGATGCAAGTAATTTAATGGGTGCAGACGCAGTTAGTGCTAAACCTAATAGAGAAGGTTATTCAGGATACTTAGTAGGAACAGGCTCCGAAGCTCCAAACGGTGCACCATTTGGGTTTGGCATACAATTTCCAACTAATAACGAAGACGGCGACTACTTTTTACGTTCAGACTTTTTGCCAAATAGAATGTTTCGATATGACGGCGCACGTTGGGTTAAAGTTACTGACGATATTAGAATGACACTAAGTAATACACTTCAACGAGCAACACAGAAATCGTCGTTTATTAATAACACTAATACTAATACTATAGACGGGGTATCTGTGCCTGAGCGACAAAGCTTGTCCAAAGCACTTAAACCTAAGGCGGATAATTCATAATGCAACATTTTTACGATGGTCAAGTAAGACGGTACCTTACACAAATGATGCGAGTACTTGCAAACTTTCCTGTACAAGACGGAAAAGGCGGGCAAAAAGAAGTGCCTGTTACTTACGGTGATTTATCTCGTCAAGTAGCAAACATCATTAGAGAGAATAGTGAGAACAAGCTACCTAGTGCGCCACGTATTGCTGTTTATTTAACAGGATTAGAGTTAGATAAAGATCGTCTAACAGACGCAACATATACACGCAAAACAAATATTAGAGAACGTGAGTACGACACTGTAAATAAAGAATATTTAAATACTCAAGGTAAAAACTATACAGTCGAGCGTTTAATTCCTACTCCTTATATGATGCGATTAAATGCAGATATTTGGACAACAAATACAGATCAAAAATTACAGTTATTAGAACAAATACTTGTATTATTTAATCCTAGTCTAGAAATGCAAACTACAGATAATTTTATTGACTGGACTAGTATTAGTGTTATTAATTTAGAAAATGTAACTTGGTCAAATAGAAGTGTTCCTGTTGGTATCGATAGTGAAATAGATATTTGCACACTTACATTTACTATACCTATATACATTAGTCCACCTACTAAAGTACGCAAGATGGGCGTTATTACAAACATCATTACAAGTATGTTTGATGAAACTCTAGGTACTATTGAAGACGGCGTAAGTAAGCCTATATTAAATGCATATGATGATGT